CAAGCGGGAGAACAAGTCGTAAAAAAACAGGAAGCCCACCATCTGCAGTCACCAGTGGCGAATTGTAAAAACGATTAAACTTTTCACCTGGATAAGGCGCTACAAGATTTGCAGGTTGTGCGGGAAGCACATCAGGACGAAGGAATTCATCGAAAAATAACATGCCAAAATCGGAAATTTTCCTATTAGTAGGAAACTTTTTGAAAATTTTGCCTCACTTAGTCCAAACATAATTGACATTGCTGGAAGACGTTCGTAGATTCTAAAAGAAAAAGTCAGTTAAAATTTAGGGACACAAAAGGGCAAGTCGGTGCCGATTCGTCGAACTTGCCCTTTTTTTACGCATTTTTGGTTCGACCTATGGCGACGCTGGCGGAAAGATTGGCGCTGGTGCAAAGCGCAATTGACGCGATATGCGGAGGCGCCCAAAGTCTGACAATCGGGGACAGGACATACCGGCGGGCCGACCTGGACGACCTGAGAAGATATGAGCAGGACTTGCTGCGACGAATAGACTTTGAAAGAAATCACGGCAGAACGGTTGCGGAGATGTAGCAATTGGCAGGATTTAGGGAAATTCCATTCAGGATGAAAAATAAATGGCCGGCAAGAACATCGGAGTTGATTGACGACTTGGTCGGCATACTGTCGCCCAAGAAGGCGTTTCAGCGGAAACTGTTCAGGTTCGGTTATGACGCGATCGACAGGCACCGCCTGCGGAAAAAAAGAAAGGACCTTGGCGGCACCGGCGACAGCCATCTGACGGAGGATGCCCACTACAAGCTGCGCGAAATCACCCGCGAAATGTGCCGCAACAATCCCCTGGTGAACGGGCTTTTGAAAATCGAGAGAAACGGCATCATAGGGTCGGGCGTTTCGGTCCAGGCACGGACGGGCGATGATGGTCTGAACGTTGAGATAGAAAGCGCATGGCGGGACGAAATGATGGACCAGCCTTGCGACGTAACGGACAGGTTCAATTTCAGCCAGTATTTGAGAAAGCATTTTCTTTCATATAGAAGGGACGGGGATGCGGCAACGATATTCCTGGACGACAGGCTGCAGGCCGTCGAAAGCGAACAGATAGGGACTCCGTTCGGAATGAACAGAGACTTTCAGAATTATCAGGTGACAAACGGCGTCGCCTATAACAAGCTGACCGGACAGGTTGTAGGATACTACATCGGCCTGCCCGACAAATACGGATACATCAAAAGGGAAAGCTACAAACAATATCTGGCCGGCAATGTTCACCTGATGTTCGACCCTGAAAGGTTCAGCTATTCGCGCGGAGAGCCGGTTCTGACGCCATCAATAAATTTCATTGATACCCTGTGTGATTACATTGACGCCGAGTTCGTGGCGGCAAAAGTCAACGCCTGCTTTTCAATGTTCATCTCGCAGGAATACAGCGACATGCCCGAACCATATGTGAAGGGGATATCGGCCAGCGGATACGATGAGGACGATAACCGGCTCGAAAAAATGGAGCCGGGAAGCATCATATATGGCAGGCCCGGCGAGAATGCGACGGGCATAGGTCAGTCAAGACCGAACGCCCAGTTCGACCCATTCGTTTTGAGAATGCTTACCCTGATAGGCAGACCGCTCTGCATGCCGCTGATGCTGATAACGATGGATTTTGCCGGTTCAACTTTCATGAATGCGCGGCTTGCCTACCAAAAGGTTCAGGAGGAATGGCAGTCCCAGCAGGATGACATAGTCAAACCGTTCGTGTCCCGCGTCTGGAGATGGAAAATTCGGCGGCTTGTCGAATCAAAAAGGATCAGGACGAACAATGAAAGGGTCTTGTGGCATGAAGTTCTTTGCCGCAGGTGGCCCTATGTTGACCCATACAAGGAGGCGGTAGCCCACGAGCAGCAATTGTATAATGGGACGATAACGCGCACGGAGATATGCGCAAGCCAGGGCCGCGACTTTACCGACATTACCGATGAGCTTGACCGCGAGGAAAACTATAGGGCGGAAAAAAACGTCCCCAGGAAACCGCAGGGAAAGCCGATTATAGAAGGAGATTGAACATGACAGAAGAAATAGTTGACCAGTTCCCGCTGCCTAACGAGCACAGCGCCAGACTGCTGAATCCCAATACTCCGCACATAAGAGTCCGCCGAACTTCAGGGTCCGGCGACGGCGCCGTCCAGGGCGTCAAAATTCCGGCCACAATAGATATTATCTGGTATATCGTAAAATCAGAAGGCAAAGAAGTGCCGCGGGCCCAAGCGCTAAGATTTCCGACGAAAAATTGGACGGAGGCGGAGGCCAGAAAATGGCTCAAGGACAACAAGATAAAATACCTATCATTTGAGCCGGCGGAAAAAACAAAGGAAAACCAAATAAGGCCCGCAATAAACGTGACCGACCTGAATGACCCGTCAAGAAATCCGTTTGTTTTTAACATGCCGGGAACGGTCGAGTTTGCGGACGGCGAAGGGGGCGATGAAAAAAAGAAAATACGTCTTAACCTGTATGACGGTTCGGTTGTGAGACACTGGTATTGGGGCAATCTTGCGTTCGACCTTGCGACAATGAGAATGGCCAAAAAAAAGAACCCAATCCTGTTTTTGCACGATGTCGAACAAAGAATTGGCGTCTGCGACATTGCAACTTTCGACGGGAATTTTGTCATGGAAGGAAGTTTTCTGGAATCTTCAAAAAAGGGGCAGGAAATAAAAGAACAGATGATAGAGGGATTTCCCTTCGAGGCATCCCTGAGGTTTGACCCCAACAGGAGCAAAATAGAGTTTGTCAAGGATGATGAGACTGCCGAGTGCAACGGGCAAAAAATCAGGGGCCCCGGCACGATAATCAGGAATGCGACTGTAATGGAGGGCAGCGTATGCGTATTCGGCGCCCTGAAAAATACGCAAACAGAAGCCTTTGAAATCGTAAATGAAATCTTGAAATTAAAGGAGAAAGATATGACAAAGGAAAAAATCGAATTGACTTTGGAGACATTTGCCGAACAATATCCGGAGATTCATTCCGAGATGGCGGTCGAATTAAGAAAGGAAGGCGAGCTGTTGGCGAGGGAACTTTTCCGCAAGTTCACCGAGAAGTTCGGGGACGACCCGGCTTTCTGCATCGAGCATTTCAGCAGGGGCGAAACGCTTGAGCAGGCGACAGAGGCAAGGTTGGAAAAGCTGAAAAAGGAGAAAGAGGACCTCGCGGAACAGGCAAAACTGCTTACCAAGACAAGAATCGACCCGGCCGTTCAGGAATTCACCGACCAGCAAAAATCCAAAGACGAAACAAGGATTGCGGAAGTTCCGGAAGAAAAATACAAAAAGGAATTCGCGGCCTCACAGGCAATTCAGGACGAGTTCGGCGGGGCGAACGGACTGTCCGACTATCTGGCCTACAGAAAGGCGCAGGACGCCGGCAGGACGGGAGGCTGGTAATATGGCGAAAAACGGAACGGAAAAATCGGAGCGGAGCCAAACACCGGTCTTCAGCATTGACGGCAAAGACCCGTTCATCGAGGGCGTCATCCGCTTTTACTTCAGACAGGCGGAAACCAAAAAGAATGCCTCGCAAGCCGGCGACAGGCCTTTTATTCTTGAGGCCGACGATCCTGCCTTCGCGGCGACGCTTGAAAATTATATCCTGCGGGCAAAAGGCGCCGGGGATATCGGCAGGGCAAGCGAGGCGGAAAAAATAAGAAAATTGTCCGAACAGGGCAATAGGCAAAGCAAATAAGCAAAGCAAATTTGAAAGGAGTTTGTTATGGCAACATTAACAGCAGATAGTCCACAAGTAGTAGTTTTAGGCGAATTTAACTCAATTCCGATTATAGCAAACGACATAGTTTATGAAGGGGCTATGGTCGGAGAAAATAGCGCCGGATATGGAAGGCCGCTGGTGGCGGGAGATAAGTTCGTAGGGCATGCGGCCGAAATCGTGGACAACACGGGCGGCTCGGCCGGAGCCAAGAATATCAGGGTGCGAACCGGCAGATACAGACTGCAGGTTTCCCTTGCCGGGTATATCACAGACATAGGCCAGCCCGTATATGCCAGCGACGACGCGGTCCTTACGTTTTTAGGCGCGGCGGCCGCGGCGGCGAATAGTTTCGTGGGCATTGTGACCCGATACGTAAGTTCATCGCTTCTTGAGGTCGAATTCAGGCCGGGCCAGATGGACGAGTTCGGAAACAATCTGAATCGCAATCTAAAATCGGCTGACTATACAGCGCTTCTTGCCGATGGCGGCAAGATAATCTACGTCGATACGGACACGAAAATTATCACGATGCCCGCCATAGCAACGGCGCTGTCGGGATATGAACTGACCGTAGTCAACGCCGCGGGAGACGGTCTGGCCCTGATAGTGGTGGACCCGAACGGGACGGAAGTGATATCGGGCGGATGCGACCTTGCGGCGGGAGGTGCCGGCAAGAAGTTCTCGAATACGAAGGCGACCGCCAAAAGAGGCGACTTCCTGAAATTTACAGGCAACGCAACTGGATGGAACGTGGTCAATCGTCGCGGGATATGGGCGATTGAAGCATAGTATATTAAAGCTTAAAAATCGAATAGGGTAACAAAAAGGCAAGTCGGTGCCGACTCACCAAGCTTGCCTTTTTTGTTGCCTGAAATTTGGAAAAAGAAAGGAATTTTTTATGGGTGCACAAGGATTAGGTTCAAGGGCGATTATCGGAAAGTTCTTCAACGTTCTGGAGTCCGAGCTCGGGATGTCCTGGATAGACCTGATATCCTGGCTGTCGCCGAGCGACCAGGAGTCGGAAACCTACAAGTGGCTGGGCATGTCGCCCGCAATGAGGGAGTGGCTTGGCGGAAGACAGGCGCACGGATTCCGCGAAAACGGGCTGACCATCATCAACAAGAAGTTCGAGGCAACCATGGAGGTCCCCTGCGACTGGATACGCAGGGACAAGACGGGCCAGATCGACATTCGCATTAGCGAGCTTGCCAGGAGGGCGGTGGAGCACTGGGCCAAGCTGTTGAGCACGTTCATAACCAACGGGACCGGCTCGACAAGCGGGCTTTGCTACGACAGCCAATACTTTTTCGACAACGACCATTCCGAAGGCGACAGCGGCACGCAAAAGAATCTTTTGACGGCCACGGAGGTTCCGGCCCTGGACGTCGTCGTTCCGACCAACCCGACGGCCACGGAGGCGGTCGATGCCATCCTGGGCGTCATAGGATATATGCTTACCTACAAGGACGACAAGGGCGAGCCGATGAACGACGGCGCAAAGAGCTTCCTCGTGATGACCGCTCCGGCCCTGTGGACCAAGCTCGTCAAGGCGCTTGTTCCGTCCGTAAGCTACGGCGAATCGAACGTTGTCATAAACCTGAAGGAAAAGGGATTCAACATAGACATAATCCCGAATTCGCGGCTGACATATACGACCCAGTTCGTAACATTTCGCACCGACGCAAAGACAAAGCCGTTCATCAGGCAGGAAGAAGAAGGCATCACATCGAGCGCCCTTGCAGAAGGAAGCGACGAGGAATTCAACAACGACAGATGGCTGTTTGGAGTCAAGGCAATCCGCAACATAGGATACGGCTACTGGCAGCAGGCGGCCCATGCAACCTTGAGTTAACCGGAAAATCAAAGTCTTGTTCAAAATTGTCGCAGGACAACTTTTATCTGGAAATAGTCGTCCCGCGGGTGAATTTGCGCTTGTATGGCAAATGTTTTTGATACCGATGCCGT